TTTTAGTTTTTGTTACCTTAATAAATACTCGTGACTTCTCTGCTTCTGTAAACTGCACATCAGAACCATATAAACCTCTATAATTTCTGTAGGCTTTTAACCATCTCCGTTCATCTTGCTCTCTGTAGTCATCAGCTTTCTTGTAACGATACATTATGAAGGGTATGATGTTTGAACTATTGTAATCGTCTTCACTTCCTACCTCTGTATCTTCTACAGCTATCGTAGAATCGTCCATAAAAACTTCTTCTTTTATATTATCTTCTGCCATATTAATATCCAAATGTTGCGTCTGCTACAGGCATACTGTTTGTTTGTCTGTTTGCAGGGTCATAGTCAAATATACTGAACCTTGGTCTTGACATTATACCATATCTTAAAGCATCATACAAGTGATCTTCTGAGTTTGTGTCTATATCTTCAGGATTTTTTTTATCAAGTGGTATCGCAGGTAGTTGCGAAATCGTGTTAGTACATGTGCTGAAAAAAACCAAACGTGGCTCTTCTGTAAATTCATCAACTTGTAAACGTCTATGTATTTCATTTTTACCTGATACCCTGCTTCCTCGACTTCTATCAGAAGGTCTGAACCTACAGCCTTTCATAATCATTTGTTCTGCTAGGCTTGGTCCTGTGTCACCTCGTTTGTGCCAGAGAGAACTGTCCAACACTCCATACTTTATATTACCATCTTCAGCTTCTGCATCTAGTATCATATCTGCTAAGTCTGTAGCTAATACTTTTGATACGTACAACTCTCTGTACACCACTAGTTGTTCTGATGGGCTAACAGCAAACCATATAACGGCAGAATAACTTCCATACCCATAGTCACATGCCCTAAACTTAACCCAATTGCTAGGTATACGGAAAGGCTCAACCACATGTATGTTGCGATCAAACTCGGTGAAAGCTGCTCCCTCTTTAATATCCCAATCGCCTTCCAATAATTGTCTTCTTTGCTGTTCAGGAAGGGATAAAAGCATTGCTTCATAATCGCCCTGAGTTGAGAGATAAGGGTTATCTGTAAGTCGAGCAGGTATAAACCTACGTTTGAATAGTGGCTGTCCTGCTCTTTGATGTCCTGCTGGATACTTGAGTTCCTCACCTGTTTCAATGTCGGTGGCGTTGAATGAAATATTATACGGTGAAGGGTCAATAAACATCTTCTTTACCCAGTGGTGTCCACGACCTCCGGGGTTTGTTGTAGCTCTCATATACACTGGCAGGTCAGGAGATGTGGATCGTAAACGTGATCTCATGTAGTTCCAAGCGAATGGTGTTCCCCACTGTGTAAGTTCGTCAAAACCAATCCAACTAAATGCTAGTCCTTGGTATCGTAGTACATCGTCATCTCTATCTAGGTAAGACATCCATAGTCTTGCCCCTGATGGAGCAACCCACTGCATCTTTCGTTCTGACCACTTGATACCCTTCCATATTTTAGGGTAGAGTTCTTGACTTTTAAATATAAGTTCTCGTAACTCTTCTGTGGTGTGACGCAGTAGTAAGCCACTGAAAGAAGGATGCCCCATGTAACGCAGAGGATCGGCAAGCATTGCATAACTTTTACCACCACCTGCTGAACCACCATACAAAACTTCTCTTTCATTCGCTGCAAGAAAAGCTGTTTGAGGACCTTCATTAGGCTTGAAGACAATATTCCGTGACTCTTCTATCGGCAGAGACTCTACTACTGTCTCTTTAACTTCTGGCTTCGGAGGTTGCTCCTGTACGGCTTTCTTCAATCTCTTTGGCTTTGTTGATCGCCTTTTCGGCATACTCTGCCCACTTGCGTAGGCTTGTAGCTTTGTTCTTACGTTGTCGTTCATTCTTTAATCGCTTCATCAATCCTACGTGAGATATTTCTCTGCCACTGTTTTTTGTAAGCCAGTTTGCCACCTCTCTGTAAGAATATTGCTTGATGTAGTCTCGTGCTTTCTCTAGCAAGTCTAGTTCTAACTTTACAGGCTGTAGTAGATCAGGATCATTTTCATCTACTGTGTAACCAAAAGGTATCGTTCTTGCTATGCGTGGTATTGCTACCCACTCTCGTTCTTCTTTTAAGTCTGTTGGTTGTGGTAGCTTCCAACGTCCTATTGATCTATTCATCTACTTTTTCTTTTGGTGGCATAAGCATGACACCACCTGTTGCTTCTACCTGCATCTTCTCTGTTTTCACAAGTCCTGTTCTATCTAACAGTTCTTTTGCTGCAGCGAGTTTGTCACGTATGCCTAGTTCTGTTGGGTCTACTAAACCACCTGCAATCGCAACAGCAGCTCGTGGTGCGTTTCTTGCCATATACTCTTGCGTGGCTTCCAGTATTTCTTCTTTGATACCTTTTACTACATCCGTTGTGCTTGATGCGTCAGCGTATCCTGCCAACTTCTTTGCAAGAACAATATCTCCACCTGCTTCATCAAACAAAACATTTAATAGTTTCTGTTGTTTCTCTGTTAGTTGTCTAGCCATATTAACACTTCCACCTTCTTCTTGCCTGTCGCAGTCTACTGTTTGGATTTTTTGCTGCTTTAGGAAACTGTTTCATTTGTCCTGCACTTCTAGCACAAAACGACTTTCTTCTTTTAGCAGCTGCACTTCCCGGTTTAACTTTTCCTGTAACTGCAGGTTTTAATTTTGATCCGGGATTTTGCCTTCTATATTTTTTTATTCCCTCTGTTGACATACCTGCACCTGCAGCAGTAGGTCTTAGATCGCCACTCCTGACAGACATACCTTTCATGGAGTCTCTTCTTGTTTTTCTTACCTTTGATGTCATGTTGTTAATTGAAAGTGAGGACCATCAATAAATGGTCTACGTCCAGCACTTCTACGTAGGTCTACATAAGCGTTCATAGCTTGCTCCATAGTTCCGTCCCAAGTTGTAATGTCTTTTATGTGCCATGCGGCTCCCCAACAAATTTTAGCTCCAGTTTGATTGGCAGCCATCATCATAGCGTCAGC